TGCTGTTGAGGGTCAGGTAAACCTAGACGACCTACTTACTAACAGGCCAGGCGGGATAGTTAGAACCCGCACTGCTGGTGCTGTTCAGCCATTGCAGGTTCCAGAGGTATCTTCATCTGTATTTCCTGCGTTGAACTATATGGACAGTGTTCGTGAACAGCGTACAGGTATTAGCAAGCAATCAATGGGCTTGGATGCAGATGCGCTGCAATCAACAACCGCTACTGCTGTTGCCGCTATGCAAGCTGCTTCGCAGGGCAAGATTGAAATGATTGCCCGTGTATTTGCAGAAACTGGTGTGCGTAGTCTTTTCCGTGGCATTTTGCACCTAGTTACGAAGTATCAAAACAAAGAAAAGATTATTCGTTTGCGTAATCAGTTTGTGCCCATGAACCCCCGTGAGTGGGAAAGTGCCTATGATGTACAAATCAATGTAGGCTTGGGCACGGCGCAGCGTGACCAGCAGGTTGCCTTCTTGTCTCAGATTGCTCAAAAACAAGAGCAAGTTCTTATGCAAATGGGGTTGAACAACCCAATGGTTAGCTTATCTCAGTATCGCAACACGCTTGCTAAGATTGCAGAACTTTCTGGCTTTAAGGATGCTTCTCAGTTCTTTGCACCTGCCGAACAGATTGAGGCCACACTTATGCAACAGGCACAAGCCGCTCAACAGGCTGGGCCGCAGCAAGACCCTGCTGTTGCTGTTGAAATGCAGAAAATGCAAGCTGAGTTGCAGATGGAGCAACAGAAAATGGAGATGGAGTTTCAGCTTAAACGCGAGAAGATGGCTGCTGAACTTGAGCTTCGTCGCCAAGAGCTTGAGTTTGAAATGCAGCTTCGTACAGAAAAAGTGCGCTCTGGCATAGAAACATCAATGAATCTACCTCGTGTATAAAATATCTTGCGTAAAAAGCATTGTGTGATATTTTTGCAACAAGGAGATGTGAATGAATGAAGGGAAACTAAGGGGGGAGCAAGATAGGGGTGAGCGCGCAAAAGCATTGCTTCGTGACCCTCTTATCTTGGAGGCGTTTAGTAAGTTAGAGGAGACTTACTTGGACGCTTGGAAAAATCCCTCGTCATCTGTTGATGAACGAGAAACGCTATTTCAGATGTACCAAGCACTAATGGTGGTGCAAGGCCATTTGAATGAGGTTGTCGAGACAGGCAACTTAGCAAAGATAGAGCTAGGCTCTTAAAGATTTATAGAGGAGAAACGAAATGAGCGATGAACCCAGCACCCTGTTAGGAACTGGAGAGTCACTTAGTAAGGGTCAAGCTGTTGACCTTCTCTTGAACACCAACGCCCCTGAAGAGGCAAGCGGAGATGCTCAAGAGCCTGTAGCCGAAGTCGAAGAGGCCGTTGAGGTCGAAGAAACTGAGGCGACATCTGAAGATGAATTTGAGGTTGAGGACGCGCAAGAGCTATCCGAAGCTGATGAGGATTATGATGATGAAGAGTATGACGTTGACGTATCTGAGATTGAAGAAGTCGAAGACGAGACAGAATACTACACTGTGAAGATTGATGGTGAAGAGAAGAACGTCACTGCTGACGAACTTGTCAAATCTTATCAGTTAGAACAGGCTGCACAAAAGCGGATGCAAGAAGCTGCTGAGATTCGCAAGAACTCAGAAGCAGAGGTAGCCGCCCTAGCGCAGCAACGAGAGCAGTATGCTCAGGCTTTGCAATCGTTAGAAGGCCAGCTAAGCTCTGCTGAAGAGAAGCCCCAAGAGTATTGGGATAACCTCTACAGCGAAGACCCGATGGAGTATATGCGCCAACGTGAGGCTTATCGTGACCGTAAGGAAGCGATGGAAAAAGTAAAAGCTGAACAGGTGCGTGTACAGGAAGAACGTCAGCAGGAGTTTGTGCAACAGCATCAAGCTCACTTGGTAAGAGAGCAAGAGAAACTTCTTGAAGCCTTGCCAGATTGGAAAGACCCTGACGTTGCAGCAAAAGAGAAGCAAGCTATTATCTCTTATGCTCAACGCAACTTAGGTTTTTCTGAAGCTGAACTTGCCGCTACATCGGATAGTCGAGCGGTATTGGCACTTCGCAAGGCGTATCTTTACGATGAGTTGATGGCTAAAAAGCCAGTAGCTGAGAAGAAAGTAAAGAAAGCCCCGAAGGTCACTAAGTCAGGCAAACCAACGACCAAAGCTCAAGCTAATGCTAATCGTAAGAAACAGGCACTTGAACGCCTAAATAAATCTGGCAGCAAAGAAGATGCTGTCGCCGTACTATTAGAGAGAATGAGGTCTTAAAATGGCACAATTTACTACAGCCAACGCAGTTGGTGAACGGGAAGACCTGAGTGATGTAATCACTCGCATCGACCCAGATGAAACTCCAATTTTTTCTGCTCTGCGGAAAGAAACTGGTAACGGTGTATTTGTCGAGTGGCAAGTACAAGAATTGGCTGCTGCCGTAGCAACCAACTACCAAAACGAAGGTGCTGACGCATCATACGCAACCCCGACAGCTACGACTCGCCTCGGAAACTACATGCAGATTTCACAGAAAGATGCACAAGTTTCTGGCACTCTGGACGCTGTTGATAAGGCGGGGCGTGATGCGGAAGTCGCATACCAAAAAGTTCTTAAAGGACTTGAGTTGCGCCGCGATATAGAAAAGTATCTGAACTCAGATACGGCTCGTAGCGCATCTGACCCGCGCAAAGCTGGTACTCTGTCAAGTTGGATTACCAACGTGTCTATCGCTAGTGACGAAACTGCTTTCAATGCAGGCGTTGGCACTGGCACGCACGTTCCTGCTATGGATGGTACGAATCGCACCATGACTCTTGCTATGATTGACGCTGCTATGCAAGCTGCCTACACCGATGGTGGTCAGCCGAACATGCTCGTTGTTTCTCCTGCTAAGAAGGCTTCCTTTAGTGACCTGAACAGTGGTTCAGTTGCTACCAACCAAATCAACTATACTGCTCCTCGTGAGGCAGCTATTGTTGGGTCGGTTTCGCTGTATCTCAGCGACTATGGGCAGCTTGATGTGGTCATTGACCGTTTTGCCTCAGATGACCGCGTGTATTTGCTCGACAGTGACTACGCAAGCATCTGCACACTTCCCAACCGCAACTTCACGGTTGACGATTTGGCTAAAACGGGTGACTCAGAGAAGTTCCAAATCATTACGGAATTTACTCTGAAAGTATCTGCACCAAAAGCTCACGGTGCGGTTTACAACCTGTCGTAAGTCTTTAGGGGGTAGCTTCGGCTACCCCCATTACTTTTGGGGAGAAAGATGAAGAAGAGACTTGTTACGTCTGACCCTCTTTCTGGTAAGGAAACGTGGGCGCATTTTAACGAAGATGGCAAGATTATTTACGAGAGTAAGCAGAACGTAGACGCTATGCTTTCTCGTAACAGGGAAGAGAGAAACAGCTACAGGCAAGACTCTCTGATTGGTAATACACAAAAACACCATCAGAAGGTTGCGGAAATACCTTCGGCTCTGTATCATCAGCTTATTAAAGAATTGGGTGAACCAAAGCATAATCCGAAGGCTTGGAAGAAGTGGCTGAATGATTATGACAACAGGTTCTTTAGAACTGGCGGCGGCAACGTATAATGGCTATCACAAATTATTCTGAGCTAAAAACATCTATTGCCAACTTTTTGGCTCGTGATGATTTGACCACGCAAATTCCAGATTTTATATCTCTTGCAGAGTCTCGCATGTCTCGTGAGATGAACGCTCGTAGTCAGGAGAAGAGGGCTACGGCGACTCTTGTGGGTGGTGACGCATACGTTTCTTTGCCAACAGACCTGCGTTCTATACGCTTGGTTAAGCTAAACACATCTCCCAAAGAGGTTCTTGAGTATTACACACCAGCAAAGCTGGATGAGTTGTATGCAAGCAATGCACAAGGCAAGCCTCGTGCGTATACTATTATCGGCGGTGAGATTAAGTTTGCTCCAGAGCCTGACTCATCGTACACGGCAGAGATTGTGTACCAAGAGGGTGTGCCAGACCTTTCTGACAGCAATACTACCAATGAGATACTAACTCGTCATCCAGACGCATATCTTTATGGTTCTTTGGCTGCGGCTAGTGTATATTTGATGGACGACCAGAAAACTACTGTGTATGAACAGTTGTTTACACGGGCTATTGATGAAGTTAAGCGCGAAGAAGAGCGGAGCAAGCAAGCTGGTTCTGCACTTCAAATGAAATCTGATTACGGAGAACTGACATGAGCGCAATGAGCGATTACCTTGAGAACAAGTTTCTCGACCACTTTCTTGGAACGTCTAGTACGTCCTCGCCATCTAATGTTTATGTTGCACTGCACACTGCCGACCCCACAGATGCTGGAACGGGCACAGAGGTAAGCGGAAATGGATATGCTCGTCAAACCATTACTTTCGGTGCTGCTTCGTCTGGTACTGCTTCTAATAGTGGTGCCGTTGAGTTTCCTGCTGCTTCTGGCGGTGATTTTGGAACGATTACTCATATCGGCCTATGGGATGCAGCAACGAGTGGCAACCTTCTTTTCCACTCTGCGTTAACCACATCAAAAACTATCGCTGACGGTGACATCTTTAAGATTGCTGCATCAGGTATTGACATTACGGCAGCTTAGTTATGGCTGACATTGTAGGGCCAAACCTTGAGCAGCTTGATAACTGGGGTTACTTAGAGCAACTACCTAATCAGGCTCTTGACGCTGCGTTTTGGAATACGTTAGCCCTGCGTGAAGGTGAGGCTACACCTTCTGTCTCAGCAACTGTATTATCGTCTGGGATTAGGATTCAGTTTGGTGCCTCAACACCGTCTGCATCGTCCACAGTAACGTCAGAAGGCATAAGAATACAGTTTGGTGAGGGCAGCCCAAGCGTTGCCGTTACAATCACCTCAGAGGGCATTAGAGTACAGTTTGGCGCATCTTTAGTTGTTGGCCCAGCCACCATGACTGCTGCTGGCGGTATTCTTGCAACAGGTGCTGCAACTGCTTCTACTGAGGCCATTATTGCTGCTATTGGAACTGGTAAGTTTGATGGCGCATCTTCCCTGTCTGCTATTATTTCTGTTGGAGAAACAGATGTGGAGATTTTGGGCGAAGACTGGTCTATAGTTAGCGAAGGTGGTGAAACGTGGACAGAGGTGTCTGAAGGAACAGAGATTTGGACTGTTGTTTCTGAAGGCTCTGAGACTTGGGGTGTGCAATGATTAAGCTAGGACAATTCTTACCTGACCAGCCTCCGTATAAAAATGCTGGAGCTACCGTAGCAACTAATGTTGTTCCTGCCGCAAATGGGTATACAAACTTTCCTGATGTTTTGCCGTTTTCTGGGGCAACAAATAAATTTATCCGTGGAATGTTTGCCGCAAAGGATGACTCAGCTTCTGCTGCAATATATGTTGGCGATGAAAACTCTCTTTACAAATTTGACGCTACGGATTCGAGTCTTGACGATATTTCAAAAACATCTAACGCATCTTACTCAACGGGCACTGGCTACGTCTGGCGGTTTGTCCAGTTTGGTGAAGATGTTATTGCCACTAATTATAGTGACCCTATCCAAACAATTACAGCAGCAGGGGGTGGTCGATTTGCTGATTTAGGCGGCTCTCCACCTAAAGCACGGTTTATTGCTGTTGTGCGTGACTTTGTGATGTGTGGCTATACTAACGACACGACTGATGGTGAGAAGCCGTATCGTGTCCGATGGTCTGGGATTGGTGATTATGATAGCTGGGCTATTGACCCCGACACACAGGCAGACTTTCAGGACATTTCAGATATGGGTGCTGTCACTGGTCTTGTTGGTGGTGAATATGCAACCATCCTAATGGAGAAGGGAATTGTACGCGCACAGTATGTTGGTTCGCCGCTTGTTTTTGAATTTGATAAAGTTCAGTTGCAACGTGGCTGTAAGGTTTCTGGTTCTGTTGCCGCTATTGGTCGCAATGTATTTTATCTTTCTGACGATGGTTTTTATGTATTTGACGGTAACTCTTCTCAACCCATTGGAGCAGAGAAGATAAACAGGTTTTTCCTGAAAAGGTTTCAATCAAATAACGCTGCGCGTATGAGTGCTGTTGTTGACCCCTCTCGTCAGATTGTTGTTTGGTCTTACCCCAGTGTTGACTCTGGTGATGGTACGCCTGATGAGCTTCTTATTTACAACTACGCAACAAATGGCTGGAGTACAGCCAGCATCGGCCTAGATGCAATGGCACCTCTGTTTACGGCTGGCTATACGCTTGAGGGGCTTGCAACTATTTCTACAAACCTAGACATACTGCCTAGCTCTCTTGACTCCGCAGTTTACAAGGGTGGTGAGTTTTTCTTTGCTGGAGCAAAAGACAAGAAGATTCAAACCTTCACGGGTGATAATTTAGATGCCATTGTTGAGACTGGCGAGTTCGACCTGCAAGCGGGAAGAAGCTCTCTTGTAAGTGGAATTATTCCGTACATTGAAAACGATAGTGGTTCACCTCTTACCGTTACTGCTCAGGTTGCCTCTAGGGATTCTGGCAATGCCGAAGTTACCTTTGGCACAGCATCAAGCTTAAATGCCGACAACTTCTGCCCTGTGCGCTCTTCTGGTCGTTTCCATCGTGTTCGCTTGAACCTGAGCGGAAGCTGGACAAATGTGCAGGGTATTGATGTTGATGGTCAGGTTAGAGGCCGCAGGTAATGGCTAATCAGTTCCGCAATCTTCCCAAAGAGGGTGGTTCACCTCGTCAGATTTCTGAAGTGGTGAACAACATCATGGAGGGCAAGATTAATAGCACAGGAACATTTACGGCTGTAAGCGGGACAACATCAACTACTGTGACTGACCGCCGTGCTAGTGTTAATAGCGTTATTTTGTTTGTTGGCCTTGACTCTCATTATTACGATGTTGACCCGTATATTAGCTCCCGTGCCAATGGTAGCTTTGTTGTTGGTCACAAAAATCATGGTCATAACAGCAGTATTGCATACGTTATAATAGGCTGATGATTTACAGAGGGGAAAGCAAAGACTGGGGAAAAGCTAAGGGATATCTTGTTGATGCCTTAGAGTACAGCGATGGGATGCTTGACATAGATGATATCAGGGACATGTTGGCTACAAATCAAGCAGATTTATGGATGGGCAAAGATAGCGCGATAGTTACTCAGGTTATTGAAAGTCGTCTAGCCAAAGCCCTTCTTTATCATCTTGCTGGCGGAGATTTGAAAGAGTTGGCTGAAATGACAAAACACATAGAAAACTTGGCAAAAGATAAGGGCTGTAGTAAAGTGTTGATAAATGGGCGCGCTGGTTGGGGAAAAGCTCTCGGCGGTTACAAAGAACGCTCTAGGGTTTTTGAAAAGGATTTAACAAATGGGTAGCGCAGTAAAAAGCATAACTGGGGCTGTCGGCTCTGCTCTTGGTGGCCCTGTGGGCGGGGCAATAGGCACTGCTATTGGTGGTGCGCTTGCACCAAAACCAAAAGCGCCAACTGTAGGCCAGTCTCAAACTACAGTTGGTATTGCTGACTATATAGCACCTAATTATGAGCAAATTGTTGCTGATGCTCAGAAACTTTATGAATCTGGTCAGCTAGGAGCCTTTCAAGAACTATCTCCTTTGGAGATTTCAGCTATTTCTCAGGGCTTGGGGATGGCACAGCAGATGCCGTTATTTGGACAGTCTCAAGAGGCTGTTTCCCAGCTTCTTGGTGGTGCTGGTTCATTTCTTTCTCCTGCCCAAGATATATATACGAGCTTGGCGGGCATGCCTGATACGACATCAACACAGGCGTTTCAGGATGCATTAGACACATTGATATCACCCGCTATACAAAAAACAACATCGCAGTTTGCGGGAAGTGGAAGGCTTGGAAGCGGTTTGTTTGGAAGCTCTCTTGGTGCTGGAATTACTAGCGCAGCCGCTCCTGCTATTCTGCAAGCACAGCAAGCTGATTACGAAAGAAAACTCGCCGCCGCAAAAGGTCTTGGTCAGCTTGGTCAGTTGGGGATTAGCGCATTGGGAGCTGGTCTAGGTGCCGCCCCTGCTATTGCTGGCCTTGGTTATCAGAACATTGAGAATCAACTTGCTCTTGCAGGTTTGTTGTCAAAGCAAGACTTCTTGAAACAACAGCAAGATGTAAATGCACTGAATGAGTATTTGAAACTAATTCAGGGCGCAACAGTTTCTGGTACAGGAACAACGACCAAGCCTGTTTATACGGCTCCTAGTTATGGAACAGGAGACATGATTAAAGGCGCACTTGCTGGCGAATTACTTGACTATGGAACTGGTGCGATTGGTGACTTTTTAGGAGGCTTGGGAGGCCCGTACCTTGGCTCAGGCGGCCCTCTCACTGAGTCTGGAAGTATTGCAGGTGGCCCAGTTCCAAGGCCAACTTGATAGGTTGTATTATGGCTCTTTTATCTGATATTCGTTCTGGTCTTCTTGGTCTTGGCTCTAGTGCAGTTGATGCTGGTCAGTCCATTGGTCGTGGCATAGGTCAAGGAGCAGGGCTTCTTGGTCAGCAGCTTGCCCAGCCTTTAGCTCAAGGTGTTAGAGACATTCCCGATGTTATGCGCTTTTATGAAGCGCAGCGTATGGCTCAACCTATGATGTCTTATGACCCAGCAGACCTAAGACCTGTTACCCCAATGGGTGTTGCTGGTATGCTGCCCACCTTACGAGCGGCAGAGCAAGAAGCTGTGCAAAAGCCTATGCTTGATGCTTTGAGGGCACAGGCTGATTTGGCTAGGGCAGCACAATCAAGGCAATCATTGGCTGCACAAAAAACAGCACCTAAGACTTTTTTGCTCCCAGACGGAAAATCAACTGTTGAAACATATTTTGACAAAATTAGCGGTCAGCGTTTAATTTCAGGAACAAACGAGCCTCTTCCTGCGGGTTCTTTGGAGTTTGGCCCCAGCGACCTTCCTACCTTTAGAAATCTTTCGGAATTTAACAAAGAAGTTACTGATGAAGAGCAAAAGTTAATAGCATTAGATAAGTATAGAAATGCACTTAAAACAGCCCCAGATGGTTTGGGGCGTACAATTCAGGCAATGAATATGATTTTGCAAGCATTGTCCGCTAACCCTGAGTTTAAAAAGGGCGACCTTGCAACAGGTCGCGCTCGCGCAATGCTTCAGGGTCTTATTGGTAGGTATAAAGACGATATTGTTGGCGGCGGTGTTATGACCGAACAAGACGCTCTTCGAGTTATTGAAGCTCTTGGCGGTCAGGTTAGCGCATTTAATCCCTCAGAACTTCAAATATCCCTTATTGATGACTACAGAGAAAACAGTCAGAAAAAATATGATGCTGCTTTGAAGAGATACAATAAGGCATATGAAGTTACCCTACCGACAATGGCTGGGAAAACAATATTTGATAAAAGGGATGCTTATGTAAATCCATTTATGTCTCCTCCAAAAGATAAATCTGAGGAGCCTATGTCGCGTGAAGATAAGTTAAGGCAGCGTTTAGATAGGTACAGGAAACAATAATGGCTTCTATAACAGAACTTGAAGATGCGTTTTTGAGAGCAGATGAGGCGGGTGATACTGAATCTGCTCAAATGTTTGCAGACGAGATTCAAAGAATTAAATCTCAGGAGCAGGGCGACCTTTCTGGGGCTGTCAAAGCATTTGCACAAGGTGCTACCTTTGGGTTTAGTGATGAGGCCTTAGCCGCCCTTAAATCTGCCCTTGGTGATAAAACATATGAAGAGGCTGTTGCAGAAGAAAGAGAACAGCTTGAGAGATTTCGTTCTAGCTCTCCCAAAACTGCTATAGCAGCAGAGATTGCAGGTCAAGTTCCATATATGTTTATCCCTGCTCTTGGCGGTACACGAATTGCACAGACCGCAGCTAAATTAATTCCGCAAGCTGTAAAGCCTGTCGCAGCGCAAGTTACGAAAAGGGCTGC